TGTCTATATTCTCTGTGCCTCTGATAGTTCCTTATGTGGATATCAGCTATATGCATTATCTTATCTAGCTTATCAAACCCTACATTAATCTTCATATAATTTATACTCCATAATCTTTGTGAATGTAAGAGAGTCTGTTGACTCAATTATCTTGTTTATCTTTTCTCTACCAAGCTCGTTTGGATCCTTGCCTGGCATATCTACTAATCTAACATCAACGCCACAACCCATAAAGTATTCTGCATGCCTTATTGCATCCTTTTTGGCGTCATCGTCTAGTACTATATTTATTATTTTAATCTTCTTCTCTATAATTTTCTTTCTTAGCTCATTAGATATAAGCTTACCAAATAGTGGTATTGCATTGTTGTCAACCGTCATTGCATCAATTGGCCCTTCTACTAGTGTCACTGGTTGAGTCCAATCTATTAGTAGCTCGAATCCAATAATGTCTTTTGACACTTGAGGATTTTTATGCTTAAAGCTTGTGTCGTAAAATGATCTTCCAGTAAAGTAGTTAAGCTCACCATTTGAGTCATAACTGGGAATTACTATCATGCCAGAATAGGGTCCATCCTCGCAGTATCCTATGTTATACCTTAGTATGTCATACTTGCTAAAGCCTCTCTTCATAATATATCTAAATGCATTTCTAAAGTCTGGGCTGTTTTTATTACCTTCAATTATTGGTATGAAGTCTTCTGGTAAGCCTACCACAGTTTCTGCAGTATTTTTTAGTGTTGGTATTGCATCACCAACCAGATTGTAGTATTTTTTTATCTTATCTGCAGAGGCACCAACCTTCATGAATATCGAGTAAAGCTTTCTACCTTTCTTTCCACAAACCCAACATTGCCATTTTTGACTTATAATGTTTATACTAAGCTTTTTCTTGTGGTGCATGCAATACGGACACTTAAATGATACCTCATCATTATTGACATGGCCATTACCTAAGATACCTTCTAATAAACTTATTACTCGAAAATTTGACATAGTAATAATATAACAAAAATATGTGAAATACTTAAACTTATTGTAACCAATCTTCAGGAATTTCCTTACTTGCAAACATTATTCCGTGTTTTGTACAGAAGTCTGCATATGTAGTTTTTGAACCCTTTCTTATCTTTGACTTTTCATTCTGAAAGACAATCCTTATATCTAATTTTGGGTTCTGATCTCTTATTAGTAGGTGCTTTTGCCTATCCTCTAGTGTCCATCTACCCTTTGTTTCTATTATTACCCCATTTGGTAAAAAGAAGTCCGGTGTGTATGTTCTCTTCTTCTCTGGGACAGTAAAGTTTACCTTCTCAGATTCATACTTAAATTTTATCTTTTTGCTTTCTAGTTGTAATGCAGTGTCATATTCAAATCCACTCTTATAACCATTCTTTATTGCAATCTGTCTTTTATTTGATTTTCTTGCCATATCTTATTCTTAGTGATAACCGTTTAGTAGTTCCAATAGATCATCAATTGCAGCATGTCTATGATTATCTGTTAGAACTGTTTTGTGTACATATTTTGAATTTATTAACTTTGACATGTCGTGGAATGCTGAATAGTTTTTATCCTTAAGATCCATTTGGTATGAATCACCACAAAATATCATTGTTGAGTCTTTACCTAACCTGCCAATTGCCATTGCTAATTGAGACCTAGTAAGATTTTGAAACTCATCTACAATAACAATTGAGCTATCAAATGTCCTACCCCTAAAGTGTGCTAGTGATACTAACTCAATTTGCTCAGCCATCTCCATCTTGTCTAATATCTCTGGCTTGTTGTAGATCTTTCTCATATTAGATCTAATAGGTACCAACCACGGCTCCATCTTTTCTTTTTCGGTCCCAGGTAGGAAACCATTGTCTTCAGTTGCAATTGTAGGCCTTGTAATTATTATCTTATTGCACTGCCTCTTAAAGAATAAGTCTAGGGCAACTTGTACTGCTAATAGTGTCTTACCACTACCTGCCTTACCTACAATAAAATTAAATGGGTGGTTTAGTATTTCTGTTTTTGCAGCCTTTTGCTCAGCTGAGAGACTTAGTGAGAACTTCACTGAGCCTTTTGGTGCTTTCTTATCAGTATTAGCTTTGGTCAAAATGTGACTCCCTTTATTTTTTAAGCATCAAATCTTACAACAACACTTATGTCATAATCATTTGAATTTTTTAATGGCCTTGCCAACTTACCAGTTGCACAAAGATCTCCACTATCATTATATAAACCTAAAGTAGTTATATAAGGTGTAAATGCACTTGATGTTGCAATACTTCTTAGTATATAGCTACCCGTTCCTTCTGCTCCCGCAGCAACTCCATTGTTTGAGCCACTTAATATTGTTGGGTTAACAGACTGATTAAATTCTCCATCTTGTATTGTGCAATAGTATTCGTGTTCCGTCATTGAAAGAGTACTTTTAAAGTATATATTCCTTGTCCCACCTGCAACTGATCCATTTTCATCTTGCATTTCTGCATAAAGAAGGTCAACTAAGGGCCCTGATGTAACTATAATTCCTGAGCTATAGAATATATTTCCCCTAAGGATTCCGTTTCCGTTTAAAACATTTCCATTGCCATCATCTACCAATCTGAAGCCTTGGCCACCAGAGTGTGATACTACCAATGATCCAGGCTTTATACCTTCACCTATTATATTTGTAGGCAATTGCCATATTGATCCTGTTGTATTACTGGCAGCAGGGTTATAGAAGGCATTTGTATTTCTTAGCCTATTATATTCGTGGGCATTCTGGCTTGTATGTTCAGACACACCATCAACAAAAGACTGGCTTATTGAGCCTGTTCTGTAAAATGTTTGTAATAGACTGGAGTATACTAGTCTGTCATATAATGGTCCAGTTGATGTGCTACCAGTACTACTTTGTATTGAGGCTACACCTTCATCATCGCCAAAAAATTGGCTTGCACTATAGTATGCTCCATATCCACTATGCCTCTTATACTTACCATATTTGAATCCAAGTGTGGTAAGATCTGTGTGATGGATATTCCATTCCTTATGAGATTTGAAGTCTTGTATGGAGATGTCATCAGGAAGTAAATCCTTATAAGTAATTGACATTGCTTATCTCCTTTAGTATTCTAGCTTAATCTTAATTAATGCCTCTCTAGTAAAGTTCTTTAATAATGGCTTGCTTAGCTTTGCAGTAGCTACCAATTCATTTTCATCATTAAACATACCTACAGTAGTAACATAAACTTGTGGGTCTCTTACCATTGTTGCATGTCTTATTTGACCTGAGTCAGGCAATGTAAACGTTGGGTTTGTACTAAAGTTATAGTCACCATTTTTAATTCTACAAAAGTAGTGTGCCGAAGTAATATCTTCTTGGCTTCTTGCAACAAAGAGTGAGCCCGTTAGTATATTTGCCCATATTTCTTTATTATGGAATAGATTTGCATTTGCTGATTCTGTATGTTGGTATTTTGTAAATGATGGATATGCATCACTCGTATACACGTTTGAAGGTGTATCCATACTAGCACCACCACAAAGTAGTCTCTTTGAAAGTATCATCGTAGCAGCTTCAGGGTAAAATAGTCCATATATGTGTGTTGAATCATATATAGCAGTATCAGAACCACTAACTATATTAAATACAGACTTTCCACCTTTTGTAAGTGCTGAGTTTGATTTGCTATCATCACATAGTGTAAGTACATGAGATCCAGATGTTAAAGTTAATGCCCAGTTTCCAGGGTTCATTTGTTCTTTATAGTTTCTTCTGTCAATTGTTATTGCAAAGAATTCATGATCATCAGTTCCACCAACAGTAAATATATCATCAGTTGCATCAAGTAATATATTTGCATACTGTGTGTATATTGCCTTTGTAGCTGTCATCCCTCCAGATGCACCAGAGCCAGAAACTGAACCACTACCAAAGTAGTTTCCATAAGCTACAGTAAACTCAGGCTGAGCAAGAGCTGAGTCTGAGAAGCTTTGAACATAATACTTATTGTGAGTTGCAGATGATGTAAAGAATGCAGCTGCTTTTAGTGAACCTGTTGTCCCTGCAGTCCACATTCCGTCAGTTACTGCCACTTTTGTGTTTGATTCAATAACATCTTCTGCATCAAAGTCTTGGAAGACCTTTGCTTGAATTTGTTGCCTTCTTTTGACTACCTTTTGTTCTTGGATAGCCCTTCTATTTAATTTTGATATTCTTCTTGCCATTTAATTATCCCGTTATGCTAGTATATCTAGTGATGCATCCTTCTTAATTGTTATTGGGATGTCTACACTACCACCCGTTTCATTAGCAGTTATTGTTAATGTTGTTGTACTATCTGATGTAAGCTGTTTTGCTACTACTTCAAACCTTAAACCTGTTACAGAAATAGATTTAGCATCATCACCTAATACATCTGATGTTGTAGCTGATCCTATTGACCCACCTTGTGCAACTCTTAGAATTGCATAATCACTATTTCCAAGTGTTGCAGTATAGCCTAATACAGAGTTACCATTTGATATATTTGCAGTTGCTGGTGTGATTACTTGTCTACTTCCAGGTCTCTGTAATGTTATTGAAGATAGTCCTGTTTCTAAGACTGGTAGCCTTAGTGTATTCTTACCTAAAGAGATAAGCTTATATTTCATCATTTGATTTTCAAGTGGGAATGCCTCTAACATTGGTAGTGCTTCAATTGCCTCACCATATTTGTCTGAACCTTGGTCATGCCCCACATCCCATAGCCTATAATCTATCTCATCATCTGCCAGTGCAAACTTAGTAATTTCAAGTTCACCTTTAGCCAACAGCTCTCTGCCTTTCTTTGTAAGAATTGCATCTACTGTTAAGCTTGTATTATCTAAATATCCCATTTATTTCTCCCGAGTTGTAATTGTATTTAATATAAATATCTTTTAATATATTTTCTGTTACGTATTATTATTTTACGTTTAACTTTCCACCTCTTGTATTTTCTCTAACAATAAGTTGGTTTGTCTTAATTAATATGAATGACACTAAAGGACCTCCGTCTACAGTATCATTTGAGTTTTCATTAAAGCTGTTTGCTACTTGCTTACTACCTAGATAGTATGAGTTTTTAAGTCCACGGCTTAAGTTCTGGAATCTTGGTAGCTTATTTCTTAGACTGCTTTCTGTTGGTGCGAAGTCTCTAACTCCATGTCCAGCAGTTATTGCCCTTGAATCCATCCAAGTAAAGTCTAGTAGACTAGATGTTGTACCTAGCTGCCATGATGACTGCGAGACCCATGTTCCGTTTGAGTACATACCCCTACCTGTCATATCAGTTAAGCCTATATATGTATCTGCAGTAGAGTAGTCTCCATCTCTTGAAAGAGCGGGGTCAAGCATTTTATCTGTGCCTATTGCAGTTACAAAGCTAGCAGTCATATCAGAAACTATACCTTCAAGGGCCCAATTTTCTCTGTATTCATCTCTTTGCCTTATCCCTGTTGAGTCAAAGCTTTGAACCGATGGCGAAGTTGCATCATATAATAATTCAGGCTGGCCTTGTATCTTTGCCCTT